GCGAGCTAAAGTTTGCTGGTAATAGAACATTCACAGAGTGGACAGTAACCATTATCAATGATGAAGACTTTAAGATTCGTAATGCCATTGAGCTATGGATGAATGCACTCAACTCTCATAGAAACAATCTAAGAGACGGAGCATTTTTAAGTCCAGTCGATTATCAAAGAGATGCACACGTTATTCAGTACGGTAAGACAGGCGAAGCCTTGAAGTCATACAGCTTCATCGGTATGTTCCCTATCGACGTTTCACCAATCGAACTAGATTGGGGTGCAAACGACACGATTGAGGAATACGCAGTAACATTTAGCTATCAGTGGTGGGAATCTAGCGTTGGTAACTCAAATGGTACAGGTCTTTCTCCTCCGACCCGTAACGTAAATATCATTTAAGAATAGCACTATATATTAGGGGAGTAAATTCCCCTAATATCGTATCTTTTTGGAGAAAACTTTGTGGCCATAAAACTTTTCGGTTTTGAAATCAATCGCCAAAAGTCAGAGAAAGAGGATGAGCGCAATAAGACATTCGCTCTTCCTCAGAATGATGATGGTGCAGTAACTATCCAGTCAGGTGCCTACTACGGCACTTACGTTGACTTGGATGGTGTTGTTCGTAATGAAATAGAGCTTATTACACGATATAGAGAAATGTCAATGCAGCCAGAATTAGAAACTGCTATTGATGATATCGTTAATGAAGCTATTGTCTACGAAGATAAAGGTAACGGTGTTGAAATCAATACCGATGAGCTAAAAGAATCAGAACAAATCAAGAAAAAAATTCGTGAAGAATTTGAATACATTCTTAAGCTATTGAACTTTGGCAATATGGGTCATGATATATTCCGTCGTTGGTATATTGATGGCAGAATGTTTTATCATGTTGTTATTGATGAAAAGTCTCCTCAAAAAGGTATTCAAGAATTAAAATACGTGGATCCTCGCCGTATTCGTAAAATCAGAGAAATTCAAAAAACAAAAGACACTTCTACAGGTATGGAAATCATCAAGCAGATGAATGAGTACTACTTGTATAATGAACGTGGTGTTATTGGCGCACACAGTAATTTAGGTACAAAGATTGCCACAGATTCAATCGTTAACGTCAATTCAGGTCTAATGGATTCAAAGAGAGCTATGGTTCTCTCTTATCTTCATAAGGCCATCAAACCACTTAACCAGTTAAGAATGGTTGAAGATGCTACAGTTATCTATCGTCTCTCTCGCGCACCTGAGCGTAGAGTATTCTATGTTGATGTCGGTAATATGCAAAAAATCAAAGCTGAACAATATCTTCGTGATATTATGGTTAAGTATCGTAACAAGCTAGTATATGATAGTACCACAGGCGAAATCAAAGACGACCGTAAACATCTTTCTATGCTTGAAGATTTTTGGTTACCTCGTCGTGAAGGTGGTAAAGGTACAGAAATCACAACTCTTCCAGGTGGTCAAAATCTTGGCGAACTAGAAGACGTTAAGTATTTTGAGAAGAAGCTTTATAAATCTCTAGGTGTTCCTGCCTCTAGACTTGAACAAGGTCAAGGGTTCTCTTTAGGTAGATCAACAGAAGTCAGCAGAGATGAACTTAAGTTTAATAAGTTTGTTGAGCGTTTACGTAACAAATTTTCTACATTGTTCGATGATCTTCTCCGTGTACAGTTGGTACTTAAGAAGGTCTGTTCTGAAGAAGAATGGAGAGAGTTCAAAGAGAATATATATTATGATTTCTTAAAAGATAATAACTTTACAGAATTAAAAGAGGCCGAACTTCTTCTTAATAGAATGGGCGTTCTACAGATGGTTGATCCATATGTTGGTCGCTACTATTCTATGGAATGGGTTCGACGCAACGTTCTACAAATGAATGATGAAGATATTGAAGAGATTGATCAGCAAATTGCAGATGAAGCAGCAGCTAATGCACCTGCGGCACCTGTAGATGATCAAGGTAATCCTATTCCTACGGATGATCAAGGTAATCCATTACCACCAGCACCACCTACACCTAACATAATACCGCCAACACCACAAGAAAGCATGATGCAGCAGTATATGTCACAGCAAGGTGTACCATCTGAACAACAGCCAGTTCAAGATGGAACAGGCAAAGATCAAATGAATCCTATGGATATTGGCGCAAATGCTCCATCAAGAAAGCAACGTTTTGTAAATGATACTTTGGAGCCGGCACGTTGAAGAAATTTGATGAATATTTAGAAGAAAATTTAGCACTACAGGCTAAATCAGAACCTAAATCTGCTGCTGCAAGAGAAGCTCGCAAGTTGGGCCTAACCTATATGGGATTTGGACGTTATGCCGATAGAAAAGGTAAACTAGCTTATCTTGTACATGATAATAGACTTGTTCCTTATAAAAGTCAAGATGATGTGGACTCAATGGCATATAAAGCGCATATTGCTTTAACAAATGCGCCATCGGTTAAGAAAAATATAAGTCCTTCTGCTAAAGGAAAATTAAGTAAAGCTCAACTTCTTAAAAAAGATGCAGATTTCTACAATGATGTTAATTTCAAAAGAAGCAAAGAAGATGCTAGAATATTAAAAGACCTATACAAAGATGCTAACAAAGTAGATAAAGAGTTATTCAAATTATATAAACCAAATATGTTTGATCAATCAGAACTTGAAGCTATAGATTTCTACACAGCCGAAGGTTATGCTAATATAAACAGGTATCTATATAAAGGACATGATGAAGGCGCCACAGTAGATCAAGATGCGTTTTTAAATCAAACTATCAATAATCTAGATTCAGCTTTTGAAGAGACACAGACGCCTTTTGATTATACTGTATACTCAGGACTAAGTTCTCGCTATAGCACAGATAAGTTTCAGATTGGTGGTGAATATATCTTTAGAGGATATGTTTCTACTTCACTAGATTTCAATACAGCTATTGGTGGGTTTGCAGATGTTGGTGATTCAAATCAACCAGTTGTATTACAAATAGAACTTAAAAAAGGTCAAAAAGCAATATATCTCGATTCTGTTTCTTCCAATTCAGGCGAAAGAGAGACACTGCTTCCAAGAGGATCAAAAATACAAGTAATTTCTGGTCCTCATGTATTGGATTCAAATCTATTTACAGATGCATATGGTACTAGTACCATTGCAGTGTTCCATTGTCAGTTAATAGAAGAAGCATAAATATATTACCAATAATTTCGGAGAAAACAAATGAGTGTAGAAAAAGCAATCGTAAATATTCTAGAGGGTAATCTAGAAGAAATGCGTCAGAACTTTTCTGTTGCTTTGACAGAGAAGGCATCAATGAAACTTGATGAGAAGAAAGTTGAAATTGGTCAAATGTACTTTGCTCAATTACAAGAATCAAATCCTGCTGCTGAAGGTAGAAAAGCGGCAGAAGAAGACGATGAAAGCCGTGAGAAGCATATGAAGAAATATGGTAAAGTGCCTGCTCGTCTTACCGGTGAGCTTGCCGGCAAATTTGTAGCTCGTCAGGCCAAGAAGCTTTCAAAGAAGGACTAATATAAAATGAAAAGCTTAAAGCAGATTCGTGAACATAGAGAACTCATTATTGAAAGAGAAGAAGCCGAAGAACGTAAGCTTACTTCTTTGGTCCGTGCTGGTCTATTTGACTCTAAGAAGCTGCCTGCTTTAAAGAGAGCATTAGACAAATCTGCTGATAAGATTTCAGGTCAAGAAAAACGTATGCTTATCACTCTACTCGATTCACTAATCGATCAAGTTCTTTCCAATCAGTCTGTCTACCAGAAGGTAAAGCAGAATGTTATGAAAGAAGAATATTTGGATGAAGGTAGACTTGATCCGACTACTAGAGATATTAATGATCTACCAAATATCATCATGTTAAGACGCAGAGCGATTAGATCATTCCCAGGCGGCGGCAAGGTTGTTATGTATTGGGCAGACAAGATCAATAGATACATTCCTATTCCAGTTGATCCAGTTAATACAATCACTCGCGGGCCTAATATCGATGGTTTGAATGAAGCTAAAGCTTTCAGTAGCATGTCTGATGATGAGCAAGATGAACTAGTCAAGTCAACTAGAAAAATGAACCCTGTTCTTCCTGCTAAAAAGAAGAAGCTAATGGTTCGAACAAAATTAGGCAAGCAAACACAAGCTCAGAGACTAGAAAGAATTAAAAAAGGTCGTCAATATCAGGCGGCAATAAAGTTTGGTGGTGAACAAGGTTATGGATCACAAGCTTATCAATTTGCTAAGGGTGGTCAAAAGGCGGCTGCTTTAGGCACTTTAGTTGGCGGTGGAATTGGTTCTTTAGTTAGACACCTTGCGAAAGAAGGTCTAGAGACAACTCGAATCAAGATGAAGAAGATGACAGTATCTCCTTTGACTGGTGTTAGAAAGAATGAAGTTCTGCGTGAAGAATTTAAAGATAATATTAAAATACAGAGAGAACTAGATGAGTCCGCCCTTACAGCAATTGGTGGCGCAGCATACAGAGTAGGTGGAGCAGCCTTAAAATATGGTTCTAAGTATGCTGATGATACGATTAAAGGTATAGGTAATGCAATAAAAGATTTTAAAGTAGGTAGAGCGGCAGCCACGGCGGAAAAAGAGGCGGCCGCCGCAGCTAAAATTGCTAAAAAAGAAAAACAACTTGCAAAAATTGATAAATTTAGATCAAGAAATAAAGATGCTTTTGCAAAAAGAAATAAGATAGCCAGAAATAAGAATGTACTTAAAGGTAAAGGTAATAAACCAGGTTTACTTAGAAGAATGGCTAGTAATCTTTCCAAAATTGCAGCAGGCGCGCGCCTAGCTTCAGCTTTAAGTGGTGACGGTAGTTCATCCAGTGATTCAAATTATCAGACACAACGTAGAGAAGTTGGTAGAACATCTGGTGAATCATCATTTAAGACAAATGCTAGAGTTGGTGATTATAGGTCAAGAGAACTTAAAGATGCACAACTACAGCGCAAAGCTTTCCAACAAAATGAAAGCATCATCAAATCACTAAAGACAATTTCAGAAGGTGAAGAAAAGAATATTACACTCAGAGACGGTAATAGTATCGATATTGGATATGGTCTTGCCACTAAAATTATAAATATATATGAATCTATGAACAAAAACAATAAGCAAACAATGGCCAACATGCTTGAAGAAAATGTAGATAATTTCAAGAAGATTGGTCAATTTGCTATTGACAATGGGAAATAACAGAAATGGCTAATCTATTAAGAGAACAAAGAATTATCGATAGCACAAAGAGAGCTTTAATCAAGTATGTATTTGTCTATGTGGATACCGCTGAAGCTAATACTCTTTTAGTAGATGCTTCTACTCTATCTGGTGCATTAAATACTAGCGGTTATATAATGACAAGCAATACTGATATTCGTTCAAACTATAGAACAAAGGTCAAGAGAATTTACGGTACCAATAAGTCAACTGGCTATGTAAAGTTACAATGGCGTGGTACTACAAATAGCGAAATTGTTACCTTTAATACAGGTTCATTTGATTTTAACTTTGAATCAATGGGTGATGGTGCAACTCTTGGTAATCCAGAAGCCGCTGCAAATGGTGATATTTTATTTTCAACATCAGGTGCAGCAGCAGGTGATGTGTTTACATTATTCGTTGATCTACGCAAAGATTCAGTTGATTATGATGCCGGTCAGACAGCAGATCCAATAGCGTTCAACAGAGGTCGCGCAGCACTATGAAATATCTAGTTGAAAGCATTATTAACAAGAAGTTTGATAATGCCAATTCTATCTTCGAAGAAGTTCTTCAAGATATTATCGAACAAAAGATGATTGAAAAGAAGAAGATGATTATGGCTGAAAGAAATGCTTGGAATAATATGCCAGGTTCTAGACAAGAAAAGTTTTATCGTGATGTAATCGAAGAAGATGAAATTGATGAAATGGACGTATCAAAACTTCCTGCTGACTATTCTGGTATTGAAGATCGTAGAAAAGAACAAGGTGTCAACTCTTCTATCAAAACAAATTTAGGCGGCGATCAAGAAGTTGCTTCAGGTAAAGGTGATTTATCAAAGAAACAGACTGTTAATACAGCTGGTAAAAGTGATCTAAAAGAAGAAGAATCCGGTGAAGAAAGTTCTATGGCTCGTTCTGAATTAAATGCTATAACAAAAGATGCTAAAAGTATAATGTCAAAGATTAAAGGCAATAAAGAACTAGAAGCTTGGACACAATCAAAAATTACAAAAGCCGCTGACTACTTAAACTCTGTTGATGATTATATGGACGGTGAAGAAAAATTAGATGAGGCACGCATTAGCATTGTTAAAGCGCGTGTTCGTGGCGGTAAAATTCAACGTCGAAAGAAAGTATCTAATGTACCAGGTATGACGTTGCGCGGTGGTAAACTTAAGAGAATGTCAGCAGCAGAACGCAGACGCCGTAAGTTAGGTCAGCGTAAAGGTAAACTAAAGCGTAGAGCTAAGATGGCTAGAACATTAATGAAGCGCCAACGTTCATTGCGTAAACGCAAATCACTAGGAATTTAAGTAAATGAAGCTCATTACAGAAGAAGTTTTAAACGTTAGATATCTTATCGAAGAAGTAAATGGTAAGAAAGAGTGCTTCATTGAAGGCATCTTTATGCAGGCCGAAAAGCAGAATCGCAACGGTCGCGTATATCCACAAGGAATTCTATCAAAAGAAGTAGATAGATATAATAGAGATTATGTAAACAAGAATAGAGCGTTTGGTGAACTAGGTCATCCTGATTCACCAACAATTAATCTAGATCGTGTATCACACATGATCACCAAGCTTTACCCAGATGGTAACAACTTTATTGGTAAAGCTAAAATCTTAGATACTCCTAATGGTAAAATTGTGAAAAGTTTGTTAGATGGAGGAGCAAGTCTAGGTGTGTCAACGAGAGGCGTAGGGTCTCTTAAACCAGCTAATGGCTATCAACTCGTACAGGACGACTTTCATCTGGCTACAGCGGCCGATATTGTCGCCGATCCTTCTGCTCCAGAAGCTTTTGTACGCGGCATCATGGAAGATGCAGAATGGGTTCTAACTAATCAAGGTTGGAAAGCAGTACATCATGATCGTGCTAAAACGCTAATAAGAGAAGCGTCAAGAGCCGACATAGAAGATGTATCACTTAAAATCTTTGAAAACTTTCTTTCAAAACTTTAGGAATATAAATAATATAAAATAAGGAGTATTTAAAACATGGGTAAGTCATTAACAGAAGTAGCAAAGGCAATTTTGATGAATGAGTCAAATGACGCATCACCAGATCGCGGCGCTATGTCTTCAAATCCAAATATGGCTTCACTAAAGCCAGGATCAAGGTCTGTCGATCCAAGTCCACTATCAAACTCAGCACAGGATCTAGGTCCTGCTCTAGTTAATAACACCGACATTCCTCCATCAGCTAAGGCTGCCGGCGGTTCAAAGAAGGATACTTCAGCTTCTTCACAGTCTCGCAAGGGTTCTGTTCCAGCCGAAGGTCGCAAGTCACAGGCCGAAGTGATGGAAGAAGATGTTGAGCTTGAAGAAGCAGAACAGATCGAAGAAGAAACAGAAGAGCTAGATGAAGATTACGAAATCTCTGAAGAGCTAGAATCATTCGTTGCAGAATGCCTAGCTGAAGGAATGTCAGAAGAAGAAATCGCTGAAGCAATTGAAGAGAATTTCGAACTAGTAACAGAAGATGAAGAAGAGTTATCAGAAGAAGATGTAATGGAAGATTACGAAGTTGACATGTCAGAAGATATGGAAGCTCTATTCTCTGGTGAAGAACTATCAGAAGAATTCCGCGATAAGGCTACAGCAATCTTCGAAGCTGCTGTAAAGCGTAAGTTAGAAGAAGAACTAGCAACAATTGAAGAAGCTTATGCTCAGACACTTGAAGAGCAGGTTTCATCTATTCATGAAGAACTATCATCTAACGTAGACGATTACCTAAACTATGTTGTTGAAAATTGGATGACTGAAAACGAAGTTGCTATTGAAGCAGGTCTTCGTACGGAACTTACAGAAGAT